CATGGGAGCAGTACGTTACAAGGAACAATTAAAAACATTTGGGGTTGATATTGAGTTAGAAGAGGTCAGAAGAATTATAAAGATTTACAGAGAAGCCAACTACAATATAAATTTCTTGTGGCGTGATGCTCAGAATATGTTGGTTAATCTGGCACGCGGGGATGCCGTATCATTCGGTCGTGATAACCTGCTATCGGTAGATGCAAAACGTTGTGCTCTTGAGCTGCCCTCTGGTTTGTTTATGCGGTATGAAGATTTACGAGCAGAAAATGTAGTTAATGAATTTGACGGCGTACCTACTCAAACAATTGAATACACATATAAAACCAGACGAGGCCGAACCCGCATTTATGGTGGGAAAGTTATAGAGAATGTTTGCCAAGCCTTGGCTCGTTGCATCATCGGTGAGCAAATGTTAGAAATATCAAAGAGATACAAGGTTGTATTAACGGTCCACGATTCCGTTGTGTGCTGTGTACCAGACGATGAAGTTGAGGAAGCACGGGGATATATGGAATCTTGTATGTGTATAGTGCCTGAGTGGGCGATGGACCTACCAATAAATTGTGAATCGGGTGTGGGCAAATCTTATGGAGATTGTGAATGATTGATGAATATGAATTAGAAAATGGTTATGGGGCAGTTACGCATAACCAAAATGTATCTGTTAAGGATGATTTTTTATGTTGCCCTAAATGTGATTCAGTAGAGCTAACTATGGACACAACTTCTATGTCTCATGGGATAGTGCATGATAGCAATGGTATTATTGCTGAATTTACTTGTAACGGATGTAGGGCACAAATAACTCTCGCATTGTTTAATGGTGATGTAGGAAGACCGCAACTTACCGCTCGTGTAAATTGGGTAAATAAAGTTGTTCCTCACGTGCCAGCAGCTATTGATAAATTACGGAGTTACTCACTTACTGGATACAGTAAAGAACTTAAACAACACGCAGATAAGTATGATTTATGGGACGTAGAAATAGGTTCTGATGCCGATGTCCCATTTAACCCAAAAGACTACATCTAAAAAATGAGTATTGACCCTTGGTCTTTCAGCAAAATAAAGGCATTTGAACAATGCCCAAAGCAATTCTATCACATGAGGATTGCGAAGGATTATGTCGAATCCGAGACCGAGGCGATGCTTTACGGCACCGCGTTTCACCAAGCCGCAGAAGAATACATAAGAGACGGAACCCCGATGCCCGCAAAGTTTGACTATGCGGTCGGTGCGTTAGACAGTTTGAAATCTAAACAAGGTAACAAACTATGTGAGTATAAGTTAGGGGTTACCAAGGATTTGGAGCCTTGTGGGTTTACTGACGAGGGAGTCTGGTTCAGAGGGATAGCAGATTTAATTATATTGGATGACGATGTAGCATGGGTGGTAGATTATAAAACAGGTAAATCTGCGCGGTACGCAGATAAAGGTCAATTGGAGTTGATGGCACTTGTTGTTTTCAAGCATTTTCCACAGGTCGAAAAAGTAAAGGCGGGTTTGTTATTTGTCGTTTCAAAAAACCTCATAAAAGATGTATACACAAAAGAACAAGTACCCGCTTTATGGGAGAAGTGGTTGGCTGATTACTCTAAATTAGAACAAGCATTCAAAAATGACATGTGGAACCCCAAACCTAGTGGGTTATGCAGACGGCACTGTGCTGTCACCGAATGTGCCCATAATGGAAGAAACTAATGCCCTACACAAATTCCCCACGCCCCTATAAACATGAATACCAAATGCAGAAGAAGCGCGGCGAACATAAGAATCGTATGGAACGCCAGAGGGCAAGACGAAAATTAGATAAAACAAAGGGTAAAAGTTACCGAAAAGGTAAGGACGTAAGTCACAACAAAATGTTGAGCAAGGGCGGTACTAATGCAGATGGGTACAGACTAATGAGTGTTAGTAAGAATCGTAGTCGAAACGGACAGAAACCGAGGAAAAAAACATAACCCAAAGATAGTTGGAGAACAATTTTGGAGATAATAAAAGATAAAGCACTACTGTTGAAATTACGTAACCCGTCTGTTGTCACCACTATTATCCCAAAAAGTCAGGATGTAGGTGATAATAATGTTCTGGTGAAATGGGGCATTGATGAAACTCATGTCTTGGGTAAATTAAATATTAACGTGCCATCACCTATAGAGAAACGTTACGATTGGCCCGGCCAACATAAACCCTTTGAGCATCAAAAGAGTACAGCCGCTTTTTTAACCAAAAACAGAAGAGCCTTTTGTTTTAATGAGCAGGGTACGGGCAAGACCGCATCTGCTATTTGGGCATCTGACTTCCTTATAAAGCAGGGGCGTATAAAACGGGTATTAGTTATTTGCCCGCTTTCGATCATGGATAGCGCATGGCGTAATGATCTATTTACTTTTGCTATGCACCGAAGTGTGGATGTTGCGTATGGGTCTGCCGAGAAAAGACGCAAGATAATTTTAGGTGGTGCCGAATACATTATAATAAATTATGACGGGGTGGAAATTGTAGCTGATGCGATAAAGAAGGGAGGCTTTGATCTCGTGATCGCGGATGAAGCTACTCACTACAAAAACGCCCAGACCAAACGCTGGAAAGTTTTGAATTCGATTCTGGCAACTAATCATTGGTTGTGGATGTTGACAGGCACACCCGCCGCTCAAAGTCCGTTAGATGCTTATGGGTTGGCTAAACTCGTTAATCCTATGGCTGTCCCTCGTTTTTTTGGCTCATTTCGTGATATGGTAATGTATAAGATATCGACCTTTAAATGGGTGCCGAAAGACACAGCAAAAGAAACGGTGTTCAAAGCACTTCAACCCGCCATACGTTTCACCAAAAAGGATTGTCTGGATCTTCCAGACATGGTGTATGTCAAACGTGAAGTCGAACTTACACGCCAACAGAAAAAATACTACAAGCAACTTCGAGATCGAATGGTTATGCAGGCGGCGGGCGAGGAAATTACTGCCGTTAACGCTGCGGTCAATATGAATAAACTCCTGCAAATAAGTTCTGGTGCGGTGTATACCGATGGGGGAGACGCACTGGAGTTTGATATAAAACATAGGTATAAGGTTTTACGCGAAGTCATTGATGAGTCCAGCCAGAAAGTGCTCATCTTTGTCCCTTTCAAACACACCATTAGTATATTGTCACGTAAATTAAACTCGGATGGTATAAGCAACGAGATTATTCAGGGTGATGTCCCAGCTAAGAAGCGCACTGAAATATTCAAATTATTTCAGGAACAGGATGACCCAAGAGTTCTTGTGCTTCAACCAGCCGCTGCCGCTCATGGTGTGACACTAACTGCCGCTAACACGGTGGTGTGGTGGGGGCCGACAAGCTCTCTTGAAATTTATTCTCAGGCTAATGCTCGGGTGCACAGATCGGGGCAAACACATAAATGTACGGTTGTGCAATTACAGGGTTCGCTTATAGAGAAACACGTTTACAGGTTATTAGATAACAAAATACACATTCACACACAAATTATAGATTTATATAAGGAACTGCTTGACTAGCTCATTTACTGACATTAGTATGCACTTCCTACCATGATTTGGGAGAGCAAAATGGGTGACGGGAACGGCGTCGAGCTAGAGAAACTAACTAAAGTTTTTTTGAAGATAAAGGCCAGACGTAGTGAGCTATCTGTTGAGTTCAAGGAACAGGACGATAATCTAAAGATCCAGCAGGATACTATAAAGAAAGCTCTTCTCGACCATTGTAAAGAACACAATGTCGAAAGCGTTAGAACTTCAGAAGGGTTGTTTTACCGAACAGTTAGAACGCGATATTGGACTTCTGATTGGGAGTCTATGTACCATTTTGTTCAAGAACACGAAGTTCCTGAACTTCTGGAAAAACGCCTTAACCAAGGTAATGTCAAACAATTTCTGGAAGAAAATCCCGAGGTTGTACCTATGGGGTTAAACGTGGATTCTGAATATTTAATTTCAGTGAGGAAGAAGTAATGAGTGGACCCTACGTGCCAATTGAAGACTTAGCCAACCATTTTTCAGTATCAGTATCTACTATTCGTGGGTGGTTAAGGCGCAAACAGATCCCAAACCACACCTTTATACGGGTGGGAAACACATACCGATTTTCAATTGATGATGTTTCGGTAGCTTTATCTGCTCCAAAACCGGCTAGCCCTGCAAGACAAGCATGGGAAGAAGCAAAAATTGATGACGACGATGACAATGGTAATGCCGACGACGGAGGGATTATGACATTGGATGCCAAGGAAGATGGGCCGTCCGAAGTCCCCCATGATTTTGATCAAGACGAAGATCTATAAAAACCAATGCCTGAATTTTTAAGACGTCTTAGTATACGTGATAAGAAGTTTAGTGAACTTACGGGCGGTAATGAAATAATTATTAGTCACGAGAATTTTCGGGATATAGTAATCATCAACGCAGCCCCCATTTCACGCTCTTATTATGAGGACAATTATGATCCTGATAAAATAGCTATACCTATTTGCTGGTCTGCTGATACCCAAAAACCTTCAGAGGATGTACCTGACGATAAACGTCAGGCAGCTCGATGCATGGATTGTACTCATAATATAAGAGGTTCTGGTTATGGGAGTAGTAGAGCTTGTAGATTTTCACAACGTCTTGCCGTAGCTATGGAAGGGCAGTTGGACGTAGTATACCAATTACGCTTGCCTGCTACTTCGATTTTTGGCGAACCTAAAGACGGAAATATGCCCATGCAGGCGTACGCCCGTTTTCTTAGGAACCATAATACAGCGGCTGTCGCTGTAGTTACCCAGATATATTTTGATACCAACAGCGACACACCAAAACTTTTCTTCAAACCTTGTCGCCCTCTGGAGGAGGAGGAATTAAAGATGGTTTCAAAGATGATAGATCATCCTGACACCATAAAATCTATAACTTTGGATTTTACACCATTGTTTGAGGGTACGAGAACGTCCCCATTTGAAAGCACAGATGGGTTTCACTTTTGCAAACAGGAGATGACTCATGGCTGAAACTAGCCCTGTTTATATTATTGACGATGTAGAAGCTCTGTGGCCGCGCATTAATTGCCCATACAGGTTTGACCAAAAAGAAAGACGGTCAGTACCTTGTGATCCTTTTGATGACGGCGCTAAGTACGAAATTAATTTTAAGATGTCTAAGGCACAGGCCAAGGAACTACGTAAAAATATGGTCGAAGCCTATGACGGTAAGGTTAAATCAGAAAAAGATTGGCCCAAGAGCTTTGAAAATCCGTTTACCAAAGACGAGGACGGAAATTACATCTACAAGGCCAATTTGAAGGGCGCATACGGTAAAGACGCTACCAGAAAACCCGTTCAATTCGATGCCAAGAATACAAAACTTGGTGATGATTTTCTCTTGACCACCGGCAGCAAAATCAATGTTGCCGTCACATTCACGCCGTATCATGGGAGTATGGGGACAGGCGTGTCTTTACGATTGCGTGCCATACAAGTTATCAAGTATGCTCCTTTGGAGGCATCTTCACCGTTTGGTGCAACTGATGGTTTTGAGGCTTCCGAAAACAATCCATTTGTTTCAGGAGCCAAAGGAGAATCTAACGGAGAAATCAAGGAACCCGAGAAAGTAGCTAAGAAGTCTACTGTGGTTCCAAAATCTAAAGATACAGATCTGGACGCTATTGTAGATGATTGGGACGATTAGCCTCTACTAATATAAGCCGCGGCTATGGAGCGGGAGTGAATTGTGAAATAGCCGTGGTTTTCTAGTTTTTGGGTAGGGGAAATGGAAACAAAAGAATTTTTACAGAGAGCGTTGGGGGAAGGTGGTTTCTATTGTGTTTTTGCATCACGTAGGTCTGATGACCGAAGGGTGCAGAAATTTTATGACTCCATAGATACTTTACTTAACACAACCCGCAGATTAGACAGAGATGGTTTTGACACATATTTTGCGTTAGCTACGTTTAAAGAAACG